TGGCGACGGCGAAAAGATAGCCATCTGCATCACTCAGGGCAGCCAATTCGGCGGGTGCCTGCAGGGCAGCAAGTAGCGCGTAGGGCAGCTCCTGCACCAACGATCCCGCCACCGGCTTGGACACGTCGTCATCGCCCGGATCGGTGCCAGGATCAGGCATCACATACACCGAATCCGGCAGGCCGAAGACGTCCTGCAGCAGCGTGAGCGAGATGGCGCCCGAGCGCAGTGTGCCACGGTCGATATCGCCCACACGGCAGTAAATGCTGGCGATGCCGCGCTTGGCCGACTGCAGATTGATCACCTGCCCTGGCCGCCATGCGTGTGCGATGCGCGTCACCTTGGGCGTGATCCTGCGCAGTGGCCGCGCCTTGGATTGCAAGTCACGGCCAGCCACACGCAGCGCCAGCTGCTCTTCCGGGATCTCCCGATACGTGGCCACCTCGCCGACAACCGCCCCCACCGCTTGGATGCCGCCGAGTGATTGGACCGGGGCAGTGGAGCGGTCTTCGCGCTGCTGCGGGTCGCGCCACTCTACGATCACCTGGTTCACCGCATCCTGCATCGTGCCGGGCTGCTCGCTGTAATCGATGATGTCGTCATCGGTGAGCACCGGCAACGTGCTTGTGTCGTAGCCGCCGCGGATTAGATCCAGATTCCACAGCCCATCCACCGGGCTACGCGAGAGGTTGGCGCCGATGACGTTGCAGATGCGCTGCTGGAACTGCTCGACCGACTCGGCCGTGGAATCCCATTGCGTGCACAGCCCGAAGCCCTCTGCATACAGCCTATCAGCGGCAGCGCGGAAGCTGGCGTCATTGATGCTGGCCTCTGGCTCCGCACCCATCCAGCTATCAGTGATCGACTGATAAAGCATGTGGGCGGGGTTCATTGCGATCAGTTCCGCCATCAGCGTGCAGATCGCAAGCCATCCATCGGGCGATGAGCCAGAATAGCCTGCCGGACAGCCAATCTCGACGGGAACGGAGGCCACTACCGTCCCAGGAGGATATATGTTTGCTTGGTCGTTCCCGATCACGATCACATCGCGGTTTACCGCCCTGTAGCGGGCCTCCTCCATGTGAACCTGCTGAGCACTTGGCCCATATGCCTCAAGATATGCAGCGTTCCGTACATCAATGGCCGCTCGGCCAATATCTTCCGGGCTCCCCGACATCGGCTGCACGATACCGGCCGGCGAGCCCGTTCCGCCGGCTGTGGGGGAAAGTATTTCAAACCTGCCGGCTGTAGTGAACGAACGGCCGTCGCCCAATGGCACAGCCGCCTTCTCCGGATACCATGCCCCATCATCACGCTCCCAACCCTGCAGAATCCGGCGCACTTTGAACGAGGCCGCCTTCGGGTACGGGGAGAACGCGCCCCACAGGCCGCCTTTGTAGAGCGCGGTGAGCAGGCCACGGTAGGCGGGCTGCTTGGGGTCGAGGTTGCTGGCGAGGTAGGCACTGGGCAGCTGCGCGGCGTCGCCGAACAGGAACTCCATCGGCCCCTCGATGCCACCCTCACCGCCGGTGCCCTGGCCGCCCCATAGTTCGCGCTGGTTGATCTGCACCTCGCCGGTGGCGGTGAGTTCGCCCTTCCATGCTGTCTTGTCACCACCGCGGAACTCGAGCACCGCGTCCACAGGGCCGCGGCACAGCACGAAGTGGAACAGCTGCTTGTACCAGTAGCCGATGATCGGGCGGCCGTTGAATCCGCTCTTCTTGCCGCGGATGGTCTTTGTGCCCATCTTCTTCCAGCCGATGATGGCCGGGTCGGTGATCCACACCTCGCCGAAGACCATGCGCACGCCTGTGCCGTCCTTCAAACGGGGCGCCTCCACCACCTGGTCGGCTGCATCCGGCTGCTTGGGCGTGAGCGCCATGCTCACGAGCACGGAAATAACGAACCACACCACCTGCACCCAGAACGCCTGCTGCGGAGCATCCGCTGCAGCGGTGCGCATCAGCACCACCAGCTCGACAAGCGACCACACCCATGCCAACCCGGCAACGCCAAGGATGCAGCGACGGCCAGCATCGGTATCCAGCAGGAAGTAACGCAGGCGCCAGCGCGTGATATGCCACCAGCGGCGGAGGGATTCTTTCGTCATCACGGGGGATTGCCACTCCATGGATTTTTTACCGGCAGATGCAGGCAGCCGCCGTAGTTGTCGGTGTTGCCGCGTGCCACGCAGGCATCCCACGTGTGCGGACAACCGGGGTACGCGATGAATTCCAGCGCTGGGGCCAGCGCGAAGGCGCCGTAGTCCAGCGTGATGACGCTGCCGGCGTGTGACATGATCGTGCGCCGCTCCACCAGCCCGCTCGGCAGCGTCCACTCGATGAAACCGCCATCGAGCGGAAGCGGCGCGGCGGCCAGCTCGGCGGCAGTGACGGACAGCCCGCTCACGGCGGTAGCAGTGGCCGGAATGGCGAACGCCTCTTTCAGAAGATTGCACTGCCCCAGGCCTTGCGAATACACCGCCACCTCGCAGCCGCGCTGCACGCGCCGGCCACCACCCTTGGCGCGTCGGCGCGCGATGGTGGGGTCGCACGTCAGCTTGAGTTGCGTGTCGGTGAACTCTGGCTGCACCACGTGGCCCATCCACTCGACAGCAGCGTCGGTGTCGCCGCGATGCATCGCCATGCAGGTGACGAACACACGCTCAGACGGCGGGAACGGGCGCCAGATGTCGCCGAAGTCCTGCGTTGGCGGCGGGTCGTGCGCGGCCGGGTCCAGCGCATAGGGCATGGTGATGGTGAGCTGGTTCTTTGCCCGCTCGGCCGCTTCGCGCACGGCGCTCCGGCTGATACCGGCAGGGATGAACACCTCGGCACCAAGCGTCACCGGCGTGCTGGCCGTGGTGAAGCGCCACACCAGCGGCCCCAGCGTGAACCGGAACAGGTGGATGGGCTGGCCGAAGAACCGGGCTATCTCACGTGCGCCGAACATGCGGGCCTCCCTCAATGCTCATACGGCACCGCCTGGAACGACAGCTCGACCTGCGCAACGTCATGCTTCCACCAGTTGATGCGGACAACGTCCGCCGATTGCGTGCACAGCGACATCCACGACAGCTGCAGCACATCCGCCGGGGTGATGGCCGTGCCCAGTGCCGAATCCAGCGTGAGCCGCTCAACGTTGCTGCTGGGCGCGGTGACGGCCGTCACCCGGCGATGCAGCACCGCTCCGCTTCGCAGGACGATGCGCAGGTCACGCCGGCCCGGCGGGCGCGGGCCGACGCCCAGGCCTGCCCACTGCACGTCCATCGTGGTGGCGCCGGCGCTCATGCCGGCGGAAAGCACAAGATCGTGGCCGCGCGTGTGCACCCACACCGGGTTTGCCCTGCCCGCCATTGCCCACAGCTGCCCCAGCAGCTGCTGCACTTCCCCGGCGTTCTCTGCCGTGCACTGGTACTTGATGGCCGCCTGCGACTGCGCGAGCAGCGCGGTTGCCCACACCGGGCCGGTGTCGTTGTCTTCGATCAGCATGTCGCGGTAGGGCTGCCAGCTCGGGTCGCTGGACCAATCCAGCGGCAGGTCCAGCACCGGGTAGGTGCGGTACAGCACCGGACTTGCCGAGGCGGTGATCGGCAGCGGTTCGGCCAGCTCGAAATCCGCCGCCCACGGCAGCGCATCACCGGTGAAGCGCTGCAGCGTGGGGATGGCACCCAACCGGCCCTCGAACACCGGCAGCACGCGCGTGCCGGGCAGGTGTGCGTGCGCGGTGTTGCCGTCCAGCACGATGCCACCCGGCTGCACATCGGCCACGGTGAACAGCTCTGCCTTGCGCGCATCCTCCGGCACCAACGCAACGCGCCCGCCCGTGCGCAGGAGCGTGCCGGCGGTGCTACCCGATACACCTGCCGCACCGGTAGCCAGCGGGGCGGCAAGCGTGTAGCCAGCGCCCTGCAGCGGCACATGCCAGCGCCCGGCGCCGTTGCGCTCCAGCAGATTCTCCAGCCAGCGCCGGCGCTGCCCGGTGGCAATACCCTCGAACGTCACCCGCACACGCGGCTCATCGCGCAGCTGCCGGTGCTGCACCAGGCCGGCGCTGGGCCGCAGCACTTCGGTCAGCCACTCGGGCTGCCAGCTCACGTCGCCGGAGCCGGCAAAGGGCCACAGCACGGGATCAGCCGCCACGCGCCAGGCCCTCCCAGTTGTTGCGCACATGGGTGAGCACCACGTCCTCACCGGCTGCACCGGCCAGGGCATTGGCCACCGCGTCATCACCGATGGCGACCACCGGCGTAGTGACGCGGCCGGCATTGGAACCGGCGGCGATCGTGGCGTCGTACATGGCCGTCTGGCGCCGCGACAGCACACGCTCGCCGGTCTGCAGGATGGCCGGCACTTCGTCCGGCTTTAGGCCGGCAATGCCGCCGCTGTGATACCGCGGTGCGTGGCCGAACATCAGCGGGCTGAGCGGCATGGATACGCGCATGCCGCCGCGGCCAACAAGCCCACCGCTGTGGAATTTCTTCAGCGTTGCGGCCGACTTTCCACCACCCGCAGGGGCTCCCCCGATACCGCTGAGAAGTGACTGGATGGCACGCAGCGCCAGCTCCTGCGCAATCATCCGCGCGACGCCGGCCACAAAGCTCTTGACCATGTCCGCGAAAGCGTCTTTGAAGTTCTTGGCGCCGGTTGCAAGGTCACCGAGGAAATCGCCGAAGGAGGAAGTGGCGATGTCCTCCATCTTCTGCCTGAACACCTGCTGCGATGCGGTGATGGTGGCGATCTGCACGTCGATGGCGTCGATGCCGGCGAGAACCGCTGCATGCGCGGGGGTTCCTTCCGTCATGCTCTCCAGGCTTTCGTTGGCTGCTACGCGCAATGCCTTCAGGTCGGCGATGGCCTTGGCGCGGGCTGCGGCAATCTGCCGCTCGCCTTCGCCGTAGCCCATCATCCCGGCGCTGACTTGCGCACCGACAGATGCCTCCTTGCCTTGCAGTGCGCTGGCGATACGCTCACCGGCGGCCTTCAGCGCGTTGCCCTTGGATTCTGCAACAAGCCGCTCGATCAGGTTCTTCACCATGGCCCGGCCAGCGACGTTGCTGTCGGCGTCCAGCTTTTTGAAGAGGCTGTCGTACTCGGCCATGAGCCTTGCACGCTCCACGGCGCCGGTATCGCCATCCATTTCGGCCAGCCGCAGCCTCACGTCCTCCAGCGACTTGGCCAGGTCGTCTTCGGCCTTTTTCTGATCGTGCGCGCCCTTGGCCGCGACGTCGGCGCGATCGCGCTGCAGGATGATGATCTGCTCTTCCAGCTTCTGCCGCCTTCCCGCGTCCTTGGTGACGGCAAGCTCCGCCTGCGCCTGGGCGATCTGCAGGTCGATGGACTGCTGCTGCAGCTCCATGCGCGTTGCGAAGTATTCGCGCATGCCGATTTCGTTCTCGGCATACAGTCTGTCCAGCTCGGCCAGGGCGCGGGTAACGGAGTCGCGCAGCAGCGCGTTGGATGCGGCCACGGCTTTGCCGGCGGCGCCGGTGCCTCCCGTTCCGCCGGTGCCATCCCCGCCCTCGGTGGATGCCTTGCCGCGCACGCGGGCGGTGGTCGCCTCGATCTGGGTGAACAACGCGGTAACGCCGCGCGTCAGATCCTGCGCATCGCTGCGGATCATGTCGCTGGCAATTTTGAAGTGGTCGACCATCTTCTGCCGCTGCACGGTGAGGCCATCCATCACCTGGCCTACACCTGCGGCGTAGGCTTTCACCGCGGCCACCGGGCCATCGTCCTGCAGCGTTTTCCAGCTGCGGGCGATATTGCCGAATGCACCGCCAAGGTACTTGCCGATGGTTTCGGCAACGGTGAGGCCGGCCATGCCCAGCGCGGTCAACGCAACGGTGACGATCTCCACGACGTTTTTCACGACGATGCCGGCAGCGGCCACCACGCGGAAAACGTTGGCGAGGAATTCGCCCAAGCCGGCAAGCCAGCTGGTCTTCTTGCCGAGGCCATCGGCGGCGGTTTCGGTGTCGCGCAGGTTGGCGGCCACCTGCTTCATCAGCACCAGAATCGGCTCGAAAAACTTCGGCAGATCGGTGGCGATGTCGCGCAGGATGGCAACGAAGCCTTGCGATGCGCCGGTGGCTTCGTTCTGATCGTTCATGAAGCGAACGAAGGAGTTGCGGATCTGCGCGAATGCGCCGCCGATGGTCTTCGGCATCCGCTCATATTCGGCCTGCAGCGCCGCCTGGTCTTTCAAAAGGGCCTGCGCGAGATCCTTGTTGCTCACCTTTCCGGCGTTGACGTAGGCCTTTACCTGCCCACTGGCGATGCCGAGGTGCTTTGCCAGCGACTGCACGATGCGCTGGCCACCCTCGTTGATGGAGTTGAATTCTTCTGCCTGCACGCGGGCGCTGCCGAGCGCTTGGCCGAACTGGCGCATGACGCCGGCCGCTTCCTCGCCGGTGCTGCCGGAGATGGCCAGCGCCATGGACACGGCCTCGGTCAGCTCCAGCTGCTTCTGCTGGCTCAAGCCCACCTGGTCGGCCGACTGGGAGACCTTGTTGTAAAGGCTCACCGTCTCCTTCCAGCTGGCCTGCGTGCGCTGGGCAATATCGAAGGTTTCATCCTGCGCGGCGTTGAATTCCTCCTGCGATTTCGTCGCCAGGCGCAGGCGGCCGGTGATGCCGGCCGCTTCGTCCGATACCTTGGCAAGCGAGCCAATCGTGCGCAGTGATGCGTAGGCCGCAACGAAGCCCACCAGCTGTGCGCGGGCAGCCTTCAGCCCGCTCACCCAGCCGCGCGTGTCCGGCCCGGAACGGGCGGCTTCGTTCTTCAGCTTGTTGAGGTCGCCACGCAGTACCGCCAAGCCCTGCTTGATGTCGGCAAGATCGGCAGAGATGCGAACGCGCAGGTTGGGGTTGTTTGCCATCAGCCGGTGAGCCCTTTGATGTATGCCGAGAAGTCTTTGTTTTCGTACTGCGCAACGCGGGCGGTTATTGCGTCATCAGCCAGCCGCCTGCGCCGGCTGCGCTCGGCCGCTTCGGTGAATTCCCGAAGCTGGCCTAGCGTGTACTGCTTGATCTCGCCGAAGCTGTGCCCCTGCTCGATCAGGAGTTGGAGGGCGTCGCTCCAACCCCAGGCAACTGCCGCGCCATGCCGGCCAGGAGCGGCACGACGTTCTTCGTAAAAAAATCGCGGTTCACCCGTAGGCAGGTCTGCGTGAGCCGAACAACGTCATCGAGGTTTGCGGCCTCGACATCGGCCACGCTTACGCCGGATGCGATCGACAACGCAGCGAAGAACTCCTCGCCGTGATCGGCCATCAGGTTGACGATCTGCATCACGTCGATGTCCAGCTCGTCGCCTTCGCCGGTGAGCGCGTTGTTGTCGATCAGCGCCTGGATCACCGGTCGTGCGGTGCGGATGAGCGAGGGAATGCGGCCGGCAGTAATCGGCAGGATTTCCACCTGTCGCCCGGCGAACTCCACCGACGTGCCGGCCGGAGCCAGCACGTCGATGTCCGCGGCTGCGGTGGACGTCATGCCACGTCCTCCAGGGTGACGGTGAAGTACTGCGACAGGCCGGTGCCCTTCGTCGTGTCGGCCATCAGGCCGCCGGTGACATCGCCGCCGCCGTAGTCATCGCCGAGCAGGCCCATGCTGGCCATCAGGCCGCCGCTGACTTTGTGGGCATGCACGCGCACACGCTTGCCACTCTGCGCTTCGTTAAGGCCGACGAACAACATCTCGTACTGCTTGGCCGACTGCGTGAGCGCTTCCACGCGCTTCTGCGCGGCGTTGGCATACGTGACCTTGATGTTGGCCGCGCCGGCTACCGGTGCGGGGATGCTGCTGCCGGTGGGAATGAAGATGCCGCCGTCGCGGAACTCGTAATCGGTACCGACGGTGTAGGTGGTGGCGCCGCTGGCACCCTTCACCGACGTGATGCCAGTGGCGACCTTGGCCAGCGGGGTGAAGCCACCCTTGTACGCCACCACGTCTTCGTCGGTGACGTTGCCGGCGGCCACCGTGGTGACGGACGAGCGCAGGGCGCGGGCGAAGTTCTCCGCGGCGAAGTCATGGAATGTGTAGGCCGTTTCCACGCCGGTGAGGCGCGCCACCTCGTTGCGGTTGCCGCCGCCCGGGTTGGTGTAGTCGACCAGGTTCTTCTTTTCTTCCTGCGGCGAAAACGTGAGCGCGGAGCAGTTGCCCACTTCCTCGAACGCGGTGGCGGCGCCGAACTCGCGAATCAGGAGTTTGCCGCTGCCCAGGTAGCTGTGGTCTTTCATTGTGTGGATCTCCAGTGATGCCGCGGGGCGGCGGTTAACGGGTCAAAACGGGGATGCTTGTGGTGTAGTAGATGACCGCGCCGATCCAGTCGGCCCCGGCCGGAGCGCGTCTGGGTTCCATGGACTGATAGACGGGCTGGCCGAAGCCGGCCGGCCAGGAGGGCTGCCGGCCGTCCATCGCCCGCTCGATGTCATCGAGCACGGCGTCGAGCGATCCTTCGGCGGCCTTGCCGCCCTTGCGCTTGACGACGATGCCCACGGTGGTGAGCCGGTGGGTGCGCTGCAGCGCCGGATCGGAAGCGCGCTCCTGCTTGTCGATGTAGACGGCCAGGCCGTCCTCCACGCGATCGGGATCCAGCTGGCCCGGCTCGAGCGTGGCCACTGTGCCAACCGTTGTGCGATACGGGCCGGTGCCGTCGATGCGCTTGAGGTTGAGCACGAAGGCATCGAGCAGCTTGCGGCGGGGCGTGAGCTCAGCCATGCGGCACCACCAGCCAGCGCACCAGCGATGCGTCATCACGGAGCTTGTCGGTGAGGCGGTAGGTGTCGCCATCGACCACGACGGTGCCGCCCCGCTCCGGGGTCACCTGCGACCGCTGGAATGCAATGCTGATCTCGCCCAGCGCCACCAGCGATTCGTCATCGCCCCACACCTGCGTGCCGCGGTCTACCATCACCTCGCAGGCCACGGCAACGGAACCGGCGGCTGGCGCGGTGTACTGCGCAGCATCGGCCATGCCGGCAGCCATGAAGCTGCCGATGGCGGCCCGGTCGAATGCGCGCAGGAATGCTTTCTGGCTCATCGCTTGCCCCTGTAATTCGAGGAGTCGAGCGCCTTTTGCAGCTCGCGGTTGAAGTGGAACGGGAAGACCTGGTCAAAGGCTTTCTGGGCCGCGCTGAAGATGTCGAGGCGGCTGCGATACTTGGAAGGGCGACGAGTGAAGTGGTAGACCTTGGTCAGGTCGACGCGACCATCACGCCAGTAAATACCCGGCGAAAGATGGCGATTCCTCCCCTTGCGATCGCTGGTCGTGACTGCAAAGAACCGACGTTTGCCACCTCTGACATTGCGGGCACGGCTGGCACCTGTTTCGTTGCTCAACGGGTCAAACTGGGCACCCATCTGCGACAAAATCTGCTGAACAACGCCTCTCTTCACGTTGCCATTGGCATCAGTCAACGTGCTGTCTTCAACGGGAATCGCAAACTCACCGAGCCGCAGAACTCCGGCACGACGCAGGCCACGATCAATACCGCGGTCATGACCCTGCCCACCGAACACCTGGGGGAACAGGTAGCGGGCGGGCGGCGTTCCCTTTGCAGCCTCGTCGCGGATGAAAACTTCAGCTGCCTGCACGTTGCGCTGGCCTGAGCCGCTGCGCGTATACCGCGCACGCTTAACCATGGCCGCATTTTGAGTGAGCCTCACGGGACTGCTCAGCTGCCGGCGCAACAGCTGTGACCAGCGATACTTGATCTCCTCGGCCACCTTATTGGCAGTGGTGATACCAACGAATGGAAGCTGCCGTTTTTCAAGGTCACTGAAGGTGCGATCGAGCACTCCGCCAGTGTCTACCTCGATACGAATAAGGCTCACCGTTCACCTCCACTGCACACCAGTGCGAAGGCCTGCAGCGCTTTCACTTGCGCGTCGCAGGCGGCGGCGGCGCCAACAATTCGGCCCGCACTTTCGATTCGGTCTGCGGCGCCACCATCAGCGACGGATGCGGCTGCGGCGGCTGCGGACAGTTCGCCGGTGGCGATGGCCGCTTGCCAGCGCGTGTGCAGGCGCTGGTTGCCAGCGCGCAGGTCAGCAACAAGGCGATCAGAAGCGGCTTGCGCATCGGCTTTGTCCTTTTCGTATTGCGCGGCCACGGCGGCGGCTTTGGCCGCGTTGGCGCGCTCGATGGTGATGACGGCCTGCGCCTGGGAAAGCTCGGCGATGGCGTTGTCGCGCTCGCCCTCGGCACGGTCACGGGCGGCGGCAGCGTTGTCGGCGGCGCGGTGCGCGTTGGACACGCTGGCGCGCTGCCAGATGCAGAGCAGGCCCAGCAGCGCGATGACGATGAGCAGGGCGCGGATCATGCCTGGCCTCCGATCATCCAGTCGCGCCCATCGCGGCACAGCGCGGTATGCACCGAGATGCGCAGCGGGATAGAGACACCCGCCGGCCATGCCAGCAGCGCGAGATAGCGCAGACACCCGCCACGGCGCTCGCAGACTTCATCGTCCGGCCCAAGGCCACCGATGCGGCCGGCGCAGCGCGATACGTCATCGGGGAGCAGATGCAGGGCGGTCATTGCGCCACCTGCTCCGCCAGGCACTTGGCGTGGCGTTCCTGTTGACGGGTCCACACGCCCTTGCAGCCCTTCGGCCCCCAGTTCTGCGGCTGCGAGCAGTCGCGACCGCCCTGCTTTTTCCAAGCCAGCAGCGCATCGCAGGCGGCGCGGTACAGGCCGGGCAGCTGGCCCGGGGTGGCGGTGCGGGTTTCCAGCAGGCGGCGACGCATGGAGCTGCTGCGCCAGTTGCCGATGCCGTACTGGCCTATGAAATCGATGTACAGGTCGTACTCGCCCTGCGTGAGCAACACGCCGGGAATGGACGCCTTGAAGCGCGCCTCTTCTTCGCCGTGCAGGTTGCGGGCGAGCTGCTGCGCACGGGCGCGGGTGATGGGCGCATCGGTCAGCCGGACCGGGGTGCCGTCTTCGTAGCGGGTGGAGCCGTGGCCGATGGTCGGCACGTCGCCCTTGGTCGGGATGTAGGGCTTGTGGACCACCTGGCCATCGGCACGCACGGCCGTGGGGCCGTCGCCTTCCTTGGCAACCCAGCCGGCGAACGCGGCGGCGCTGAGCACCAGGCCGGCGGCGGCGATGCGAACCGGAGTGGCGGCGCTGCGATCAGACATGGTGATCGGTCTCCCGCTTCAGCCGCTTCATTTCCGCGTCGTGCCGCTGTTGGCTACGGCGGTCGTTGCGAATGTGGAAAAAGACAGACACCAGCAGCCCGGCGGCGGCAATCGCTACGCCGGACACAGCCGCCATTTCGTTTGCGGTCAACCCGAAGAACACCGCGCCAGCGCTGCCGCCGTAGGTGGAAACCTTGGCGACGACAGGCGCGACGTTGCTGCTCGTTTCGGTGGCCATCTCGCTCAGCCTCACGATGGGTCCCCCTGGATGATTCGGAAGCCCCACCACCGCACACGCCACCCGGGCATATGTGTGCGGTGGTGGGCGTGGATCAGGCCTTGACGGCGCCTGCGCCGGGCAGCAGCTTGGCCACCACGCTGGTGGTGCCATTGCCGGCAGCAGCGATGGCCACAGCGCAGTTCTCGAGGTCGCCAGTGGCGCTGGCCGCGACGATGAACTCACCGGCAGAAACGTCCCAATGCAGCTTGGCGCCGGCGGCGATCACCGCGGTGGACAGCTTGGGGAATGTAAAAGCGCCTTCGATCTGCGCGGCGACCAGCTCGCCGGATGCGGCGCTGGTGACCGGCACGGCCAACAGGGTGCCGAGGACGAAGGGCACGCCGCTGGTGAGGGCGCTGGGGGCGGCAATCTGCACGGTATTGCCGCTGGAATGCGAGTTGTTCATTGTCGGTTTCCTTCACAAGGCAAAAGGTGGGGTGCGCGTGCAGGGCGGCCGGACGTGCGCCACCCTGCACGTGCGTTGGGTTACGCGCCCGCGTTTTTGTAGAAGCCGCGGTAGTCGATGGCCTTGGCACCGAACACGTGGCGACACTTGACCTGCATGCCATCCACCTCGAAGCCAGACTTGGTTTCGGTGAAGACGCCCTCGTGGCCTTCGAGGTAGGCGTACTCGATGGTGTCGATGACGCCCGGCTCCGCAGCACCGAACCACGCGGTGGCGCTGCCGTCTTCCAGACGCGGCTCGACAATCGGGGTCAGCGTCACGCCGGTGACGTTGATGTCCACGCCCTTGCCAGCGACGAAGCCGGCGTTGGTGGCCTTGAGCGCCACTTCTTCCAGCGACGGCGGCACGATCAGGAACTTCGGGTTGACCGTGATGTAGCGGCCTTCGATGCCCTTCTGCAGGCGCATGGCCTTGCGCATCGCCGCCAGCGGGTTGGTCTTTGTCGGGTCCAGCGCATCGGCCAGTGCAGCCGCCGCGCTGGCAAGGTTGCCGTGGTCGGCATGGAACAGCGCCTTGCCATCGGCCATGGCCGGGTTGTTGGTGAGGATGGCGTAGACCAGATCGGACTCCAGATCCGCAGCGCTGGCACCGAAGGCGAACGGGATGCGGCTCAGTGCGTCCAGATCGTCGTTGACGATGGTTTCCCACGTCAGCGAAACGATGCGGCCGTACTTGTGCACGCGGTACTTCTCGGCACCTTCGCCGATGCTGCCCTGCTCGTACTCGCCACCCTCAACCACGCGCTTGAGCGACGGTGCGCCGCCGAGTTGCACGCGGCTGATTTCCTTGAAGTCCGGCAGCGTGGCCTGCCGCGAAAACGGCAGGAAGGTGCGCCGCGAAGCTTCATAGCCAGCGCGCAGGCTGCGGTTGATGGTGTTGCCAAGGATGCCTGGGAAATCGCTGGTGGACTGCAGCGCCTTGACGGCGATTTCCTGCTTGGACATGCCGCGGGTGCGGTGGCCAGCGCGCTCGACGGCATCGCGTGCCATGTCCATCAGGTCCATGCCGCGGAACTGGGTGGCCGGGCCTTCCATCTTGTGCGCGGACGGGTTGGCACGATGCAGCAGCGCGTTGAACGCGCCCTCGCGGTAGGTGACGGTTTCGTCCTGCGTGAGCGAGCCGGTGGGCGCTGCTGCAGAGCCGCCGGCGGCGGTCGGCGTGGCCGGGGTGGCGCTGCCCAGGAAAGCCAGCAGCTTGGCGCCGGCCTGCTCGGCGGTGAGGTCGGTATCGTCTTCGCAGGTCTGGCGCAGGGTGGCCAGCGCGGCCTGGTCCAGATCGGTGCGGGCTTCGAACGCGGCAAACTGCGCGCGGATGGCATCGCGGCGCGCCGCCAGTGCCTGCTTCTGTTCGGGGGTGAGCATGGTGATGTCTCCGGTGGGATTACCGGCATCCGCCGGCGGGG